GTTCTCCCACACTGGGTAAAACGTAGCGCCCGTGCTGTTGGGTAACGCGCCTTGGTAGCCGTAGATATTGACGACCGAGCATCCCGGCACGAGGCCACGCGAGACCTGCATGTACCAAGGCGCAGCAATAGAAGTCTCTGTGCTGCCTGTGTAAATGCTTTGCGGGTAAAGACTGATCGTCATGTCGCGGCCCTGCCTGAAATGTTCACGGTGCAACCCGTCGCAGACGCATAAGCCTGAATGGTGGCGCCACTATTGAGCACCTGAGTCCCAGTCCATTGCAAGGTGCTATAGGCCGGGATTGAGGCATTGTAGAAAAGCGCGTTAGAGGCGCCCGGAGTGCCGTTAAGTGGAACCAGCGAAATATAGACCGACAAAGCGGCGCCTGTTGTGTTGCAGACGCAAATATCGTTCACGTACACGCGCGACGAAGTGTTCGCGGTGTACAAGATCGAGTAAGACGTCGTCAGCGCGCTTTGCGCCAGCAAATTAGCCGCATACGAAGAGATCAGGCCATTGATAGCAATGACGCCGTTTTTAAGTGCCGACAGGATGTCACTGAGTGAGGCGGCCATCAGAATTTACCATCCTGTTGACTGCGATAGCGAATGTTTCCCAAACGCCAGAACGTGCCGACATCATTGCTCGAGAGCCCAATGGACACAAGGCGTCCACGGAATCGAGGCGTAATGAACGTCGTCTGCTGCGTCAGCGCATAAGGTCCATACTGAGTAGGCGTCTGGCCGGGGTAGTTTGCAACGTAGAACGTCAGGTTGACCGTCGCATTCTGGGTGCCGTTGTAGTATCCCCACTTCATGTCAGGCCATACCTGATCGACAAAGGTCTTCCAGTCACCTTCGTCGAGGGCAAAGTAACCCGTCTGGAACGAGGCCAACAAAGGCTGCCCATCTGCATCGGTCGAGGTCTCGTGCTGATAGATGTAGCCAGAAACCGGATCGGCTCCAATAGGCGGTCCAAGAACCGACTGATCGATCCAAGCCGTCCTTCCAAGCGCTCCAAAATCCCAGACGTTTAGATAGGCGTTAAATTTGACGTAGTTCGATACTTCGCCGTTGCTGGTCGTCGTTGGGTAATACCAACTGATTTCGCCAAAGCGCGAATTCACGGCAACGCGAATTTTAGATAAATTGGTCTGATCAAGGTTCTGGAAGATGACGTCCCAAATAGGGCACGGTAAAGGCTCTACGCCGCTTCCAGAGAGCATGTAGAACTGAGACGGACCCATCCAGTAGACAATACCGTTAAGGGCCGCAGCGGCTTTCTTAGCAATCAGGCCGCAACCCGATCCGATCTCGTTGAACGAGTAAATATACGGCGGCCCCACGTACTGCATGGCCCACAGGTCAACGTCAGTCCACACCAACCCCTGTTGAGGACCCTGAATGGCGCCAATGATCTTAGATCCTTTCGGCAGGCGGTATGACCCGGCCTGATTGGTGATCTGGCCTACCCAGACGTTGAAGTTGTTTACGTCGCACCAGCGAATCAGAAGCGGATCTTGAATGCCCGTGAATGTGGTGCCATACGCCACAAGTTGGCGCTGAGGCATCGCCATGAACACGCCTTCGTTGACTGGAGGCCCATAAGGAAGGGCTACGGCCGTGGGCGCGCCGCCAGATCCATTCCACGCATAAATAGGCGAATATTGAGTGCCGCTATACCCGGCATCGTTAACTCCCACCCCGACCAGAATCTCGCCCCAATTGTCGAGAGTCCAGTCGTACGCGATGATTTTTGTTCCGGTAGACGGCGTGACTGCAGTGCCAGTGCCGTATCCGCCAGAGCCATATGTGCCGATACCGTACCCGGTGCCGGATGGAATCGCGCCAACGCCGAATCCGTAAATGTACCGGGCTAGATTACCGTTGATATAGGCAGAACCCGCGCTTGTGGCCGTGTTCCCTGCGTTGATCGTGAATTGCGCGGCATTGATGACAGACTGCACGATGTAATTTCCGTACAGGGTGAGACCGTTCAACGTGGTTGATACCAATACCGGATAAGTCGATCCGACCGAATAACCGTGATACGGCAAAGTAACCGTCACGATCGACGAACTGGTTGTCGTGGTGTACTGAGCCAGAACGGCAGCATTCAGGATTGAAATCGTGCCCGCAACGGTTTGCGATCCCGTTGTCGAACTAGAAAACGACACCGACGTCGTAGTCGGTGCTGGCGAAGCCAGAACCGTAAACGTGCCGTTGTAGTTTGGCGTAACGCCAGAGATTGTGACCGTAGATCCTACGGCCGGGGGCACAGGAAGCGCTGCGAAAGATACCGTCGCAACCGATCCCGTACCAGTGGCCGCTGTCGTCGCAAGCGTGACTGCGTTAGCCGCAAGCGCGTTCCCGAGCACGTCAGTGGCCATGACCGAATAACTGCCCGCGCTCAAATAGCCATTAGGGTCGCAAGGGTACAGGCCAAAGAGAATGACTCCGCCGACAGAAATGTGCGTGGCGATGTATACCGAGTCATAACTTGTGATGCCCGTCACAACCGAATCGTTGATGACAAAGTACGGGCTGCCTACCGTTGGCGTGTTGACCGATGCCGCAATGTTGTTGACGGTGTAGGTCGGAGTGATGTCTTGGACCGTGCCACCCTGCGGGATGACAGACAATGATGCCGACGTCGATGAATTAGGCGACTGCGTTCCAAGCGCAAGGTACGACACAGACTGAGTCGTCTCCCACGCCCAAAGGGCGCGAATCGTTTGGCTAAAGGCGTACGGATAGAACTTCGTCCATCCGCCCAACTTCTGAATGAGCGCGCCTAAAGTCTTGTCGTAAATGAAACGAATAAGGTTGCTCGACGAAAAGCCAGCCTCGTTGAGCGCCAACGTCTCGTTAAGATCAATTCCCGGCTTCAGTTTTACGCTTGCGTGTGGCATGTCTTATCTCGTCGGCGTAGCGCCCTGAGGAACAGACATAGACGACCACGCAGAGCCTTGGAACTTCTTCCGGTACTCTTCGAGAATGGCCGCGTTCTTAAGAGCCTGATACTGACCCTCGTAACTCTGCGCCATGGCTGGATCGTCGCTCATGCGGCCGAAATTACGCTGGAAGGCGCTGATATAGACCATGCTGGCCATGATCAAAAGATCCGGCAGGTATGTGCTAATAAATGTCGTCGAAGTATTGGCTTGAGCCGTCGTCGCAAACGAATACAAAGTAGGCGTGCGAATCGTGCCGTAAATCGTCACGGGGTACGACTCGTCGGCGTAAGGTCCAAACATGATGCTGTTATACGTGCTGCCGCCCGACGAAAGGTCTCCGCCTGTCATAGCAAAGAACGCTGGCGTCCCAAGGTTGTTGGGATTGCTAAACACTGCCTGCATGTACTCTTTTGACACAGGCTGCAGAGAAACAGCCGGGAGGTAAGGCTGAGTAATTTGCACCGTCTGAATAGTTACAAAGTCGTCCACAGAGATCTGCAACATGTTTGTATACGGCGAAATCGTGTACGTACGCGGCACTACTGACGGCAGAAGATCTAAATCGCGCTGTATGCGAAGTTCCGCATAGTTCAACATCTGCGGAATGATGGCGTTGAATGCCGTATCGACGCCCTGAATGACACCGTTGACGGTCGTCGTATTGACGACGGCCATAGTGGCAATCTGATTGACGTACCCGTTGTAAGTCAGCGGCGTCGTATTGGCGGACATGATTAATCCTTAGCAAACAAAGCCGCTTCAGCGGCTCGTCTAGCAGTCAACCCGGGCAATTTCTTGCCGCCAGCCAAATCCCATTTTTGAAATTCAGCATCCGCAGCGGCGTAATCTTTTTCGTTCAAGTACTTCAACAGCGATGAATGCAAAAGATTTCCAGAGCCTACGTTAAACGTGAAGTCCACCAACGCATCAAATTGATGCTGCGTCAGTGGAACCTTCACGTAGGTATTAACGGCGAGTTCTGCATTGGCCAAGTCGGCTTCCAGCAGGCTTTCTGCCTGATCCTTTGAGATCACCAGACCCGGATGGACGTCAGGACCCGTATGGCCATAGCCAATGGTCCAGATGCCAACCGGATCTGGATAGGCGGTAAGTCGGCATGACTCACTGCCTTCTGTAAGGGACAAGCAGTCGCCGTCAACTTTCATACGGGGGCAGCCACCGGAGTAGGGGTCGTTGCCGCCGAAACCTGATTCACAACCGTCGTGACAAGCGTGTTCAGCGTCTTCGACGTGAGATCCTTACCCAACGACTTGAATTCAGTCTCAGCAGAAGCGATGCCCGCCGCAATGGCGCCAGCCGTGCCTCCTGTCGCCAGCCCGGTAAGAGCCGCAAGGCCGATCACTTTGACCGCATTCTCAAGATCGGCCACGGCGATACTTTCCAATTCCGAAACAGCAGCCTTGAAGTCGGCTTCGATAGCGGCACCGACCGGGTTGCCATTGAACCACTTACCCAGTGCAGCAACGTCCTGTTCAAGCGTAGCGAAAAAAGTCATTGTTCATTCCTCTGTTAAATTGCACGAAAATCCAATATCAAACTCAGCCTTCTGCAGGCTTGTCGCTGTCAGCGGTGTTTCCTTCGGCGGAACTACCGCCGCCGTTGGATGACACTCCAACCCTTGCTGACGTAATTGTGTGCATGACGGCATTAAAAGCAGTGACGATAGCCACAATGCCCGCAGCCAGATTCTGTGTGGTGTCACTATCCAACTCCACGTTGAACCCAAAGGCTTTACCCAATCCCAGCAAAGTTCCCAGAAGCGCAAGAATTACGTTAGTCGCAATTGTGCGGTTTTTCCAAGTTGCCGGGTCAGCGACTTCTTTACCTTCTTTAAACAGTTCGAAGAACTTGGGAATTTGAGCAAGAAATTTGAACATCATTGATCCTTCCTGCTGATGGTCTGCAGTTTCTGCTCAATGGCAGTGACTCTGTTTTCCATTTTCAAAGCATAAGAATTGAAATTTTCAGCCAACTGATCAACTCGATTGATCAATGAAGTGCCAATCCATGCAATAAGCGCGACCAAAATGGCCAGAAGAGCCCCTGTAAAATCCTTTGAGGGGATAGTTGATGCTCGCAAAAGTTTTTGCGTATCCAATGGATTGAACTCCATGACGACCTCTAAGTTGTTAAGCGGCCCCAGCGCCTGAGTACTGCCAGACAACAGTGCCGTCTTTAGCAGTCCCATTCACCGGAATTACAGGTTGAGTGGCACCCGTTTTGCCGCCTGTGATGGCGGTTGCATGGAATACCTGACCAGACACTACAAAATTGATTACGGATCCTGTAGGAAACGCGGTGTTGGGACCCCAGAAACTAGGCGTCACAACAACGACGGGGGGCTGAGAAGGGCCAGAAGAACTTGAGCAGCCCGAAATAACCGCCATCCCCAAGAACGAAAACAGCGCGATCAGATGAAGCGTTTTCATAAAATTCCTTAGGTGAAGTAGAAGACGACGGCGCCTGCGCCGCCGGGACTTGCCGTGCCTGCGTTACCGGCGCTGCCCGCGCCGTATGGCGAACCGTCGCCGGAAACGGTGCCGGTTATGCCGGTTCCGCCCGTAGGGGCAGAGCCTGATGCGCCGTTTTGGTTGGCCTGATTACCCGCTGTCGGCAATCCGCCCGGAGTGCCGCCGGTCGTTGGCGCTGTACCACCACCACCACCAGCCGCTGTCATCGTCGTAAAACCGGTGATATTGCCGCTCGATACCGTCGTCGTACCGCCGCCGCCGCCAGTAGAACCGCCGCCAGATCCGCCAGAGCCGATAGTAAACGTCAGCGTCTGCGTACCCGATCCGTTCAGCGCATAACTGGACCGCGAATAACTGCCAGACGCGCCGCCACCGCCGGGCGACGTGCCGCCGCTACCCTGACCACCACCGCCCCAAATTTCGACGACGATGTTGGTCGAGCCGGACGGGACGGTGTATGGGCTCGTTTGATTGATAACGACCTGCGGCGTAAATCCGCCGCCGCCACCGCCTGCTGCGCCAATAAACCCGATGACTGCACTGCCTGTCATGATTCCCCCTTACCCAGCGACCCAAGCGCTGCCGTTGTAAAACACCGGAGTGACCACTGACCCGTTGCCCGTCAAAGGTCCCAGATACGTCGGAGACTGTGCGTCAGTGACATAGGCTTGCTGGCCTTTGGTTGCTGACGATGGCAGCGTTGCTACCGTATAACCCGGCAAGACCGGAATCAGGCCAGCAATTTGCGCGGCCGTCACTCGCACAGTGACTCCATTCTGGACCGCTGGAATTTGCTCCAGCCCGGTCATGGCGGTTACTGTCGGCAAGTTGGTGATTGCAATATTGGCCATGGTTAAATTCCAGTCTGCGGGATCAGCGTAAAGCCGTAGGGCAGCGTCAGGTAGGCGGTCACGATGCGAGTCTTTGCCCCCAGAAGGGACCCAGAGGCGATCGGAGTAATCTGGCTGATCTGGTAGGTAAACGCCGTCGCCGTGGTCACTGTGACGTTGTAAAACCCCGTGGCGGCGTTGTTGGTTAACCCTAGAACAGAGATCAAATTGTTCGTAGAAAGGCCGTGAGCGGCGCTGCAGGTGACCGTAATGGTCGTTGTGCCGTTGGCAATGACCGAGACGACGGGCAATTGCACGCCGTAAGCGGTGGCCTCGAACTGTGGCATTACGGCCGCCTGCTCGAGCCCGTCTCCAATATTGTTGGGGTTGGGGCCTATGGGCTGGGCGACAAGATTGTTGCCCAGTTGGTCCGCCAAGACGTTGGGAGACGGCACTGGAAGACCCGTTGTCGGATCTTTAGTAGACGCCGAAAACGCCAAATTATCAGTCGCGGCTCCAACGAAATCTTCAATACGCGCGTTGACGATCGGTGTCGGATCGCCCGGAATGACGATTGCCCGAATATTTTCCTGAGGCTTATCGAGACAGTCATTGCAGACCAGAATCTTGATGTTCTGCAGCGTTGCTCCGCGCCATTCAAATTGCCAGATCAGGTCCACAAAGTTGTACCGAAAACCACATCGGTCACAAATTGCATGCGCCTGCGGATTGCCAGCATTAGTTCTAGCCCGGCCCGATTGAGATGCGTACCCCATGGCTTACGGCCTGAAGTAGGACGAGATCTGGGGAGAGATGTACTGAGCCGCAGTCTCAATATTCTGCTCTGCAGCAATCTGATATGACTCGTCGGCCAACGGCTTAAGCATCGCGACCTTTTCAGGTGCCCATACCATGGCCAATCGTTGCGCCAGACCAAAGACAAATGCCTCAAGAAAGTAGTACGGGACTTCTACCTGAGAGTCATCGCCCAGAACGGCATCCTGAATCTGCCGCACGCGGTAGTACCGCAACTGGGATACGGTCCCGTCCGGTACTGGCCAGAGGGTCACCTGCGGCGACAGTAGGCGGTCAAACCAGAACGTCGTTGGAAAGCCTTGCTGGCTTTTGTTGGGATACGAAGCATATTCGGTACGGCTGATCGGCATGATGATGCGATCAGTGATGCTGCCGACGCTCTGCCGGATGTACGCATCCAGCATAACGATCGTGTTGCTTGGAACATCATAGGTGCAGACGCCTTGCGTCAGGTTGACGCACTGCAAATCCACCGCCCACAGGTTAACGCCCTGACTGCTCCAGCGGCCCAACAACATGTTGGCCGCCATGCGGGCTGTCTCTAGATGCTCTTGAAGGAGCGCACTCTGCCTGATACCACACAGGTTATAAGCATAGAGCGTTGCCTCTCCGAGACCCGGATTGAAGGCATATGTGTTGCTTGTAGCCATCAGTCCGCCCTATGCGAAAAGTTACTGCGCGGAATTCTACCCCACCAACAGAATGTCCAATCAAATCATACAACCTTCCCGGCGCTTTTCCACCTATAGAAAAGCGCAAGGAAGGGCGTATCAACCTATTAAGCGATGCCGATTTCGCCTTCGCACTCGATCGTAAGGCCAGTCGTGCTTGCAGCGGCGACAAAATATTCGCCGACATCAAGACGAACCTGACCGTACCAGTCGATATACGAGCCAGCAGCAACCGAAATACCGCCGGAGGTATACGCAGTTGTGCCCACACCGCCAGCGAAGAATTCCTTACCTGCTGCGCCAGTTGCGCTGACTGTGTTGATGAACCCGATGATACTCGCGGCCGTAGCAGTCGTATTCACAACGCGAATGTGACGCAGGATCACATAAGTGTTGGTAACAGTCGTACCGCTGGTGGAGCCACCAGTAGTCGTCGGCGGGGAATACACGTTAGCCATCGTTGCCGTAACAGCAACCGGGCCTGTGCGGATGATTTTATTCTGTGCCATTTCAATTTTCCTTTAGGCCCAAGTGCCTATGTTGACGTTGCTGCCTGTCGTTCCAACAGGTGTAAATTTAAACCACGCCCCCGTAGCAATTGAAACCGACGTACCCGGAGCCGCTGATAGCGCAATGACTGGGTTGAGGCTGCCGCCCGTAGTGATTGCGATGACCCCACGAATACGGTAATTCGACGTCTGGTTAGACGTTATTGAGGCAGTTACCACTGACGGAGTAACTGTCGTAAACCATTGGCTATAGGGCGATGCCGCTGTCGTTCCATTTGTAAAACGATCTACTGTGTATCCTGCATACGAAACTGTTGCTGTTGTCAGCACAAATCCGAATGATTCTGTATGCGCCGTTGTACCAGCAGTCGTTAACTGAAATTCGCCTTCAACAAAGTAAACCGTGCTGGCTTGTAACACTACGCCGGACGTTAAGCCTGTACCTGTCGCAGTGCCCAGAATAATCTGGTTTCCGGTTGCGTTAGAAAGCGTTCGAGCGGTTGGGTTTACCCAAAGATAAGTAACTTCTTGCAAACCACGAGCGGTGCCTGCAGGCGTGAAATACTTTAATTTTCCATCGTATTCAATCGCGCCCGCTGCAGGCGTGGTCAAGTTAGTGCCAGAGGTCAGTTTAATGGGCGCGACGGTTGTTGTGCCTGCAGCATGACTTGCGCCGCCGTTAAACGTCGCCAAGCCAGTGTAGGTTGATGTGGAAGTTACAGATAACGTATCTGTTGATGTGCCACCAGTAACAGATGCGCCGCCACTAAAAGTGGCCAATCCCGTAAGCGTACTTGTTGAAGTAACCGACAATGTGTCGGTTGTAAATCCACCTGTGACACTTGATCCAGCGGAAGAAGTAAAACCGCTTTGAAACGACGCTGACAAAATTGCAGTCAACTGCGTGAACTGGCCTGTTCCCGCTGCATTTGCGCCGATATTGCAAGCGTCAATCTGACCCAATGTTACGCCGGGAGAACCGCCCGGATAAATTACCAATCCACCCGCTGTTTGCGCTTGATAGATAAATCGAGAAATAGAACTCAGTACTGGGAACACAATTTGTACGTTCTGAGATCCAACATTGCCCGTCAGATCTGAAGACCCAGCCGTAAAATTGTCCGTCGTGACAAGCGTTCCATTAGGCGCCGTAAAACCTACGGGGAAAAAATTTGGTACGTTCTGCTGCGAAAAATCCGGCGCATCAACGTAATCGGCCTCAAAGACCAAAATAGCGCTGCTACCGCCACCGCCCGAACCCGATGCGCCTGTAGCGCCCGTGGCCCCAGTCGGTCCGGTAGGCCCAGCGAATCCCGGCCGACCATCTTGGCCGTCTTCCCCGTCTTGAGCCATCATGAAAAGCGCCGCGCCCATAGGGCCTGCAGCGCCAGCCGCGCCGGGAGCACCTTGCGGCCCAGCCGGGCCAATCAGGCCATCTTCGCCGTCAACGCCGTCAATTCCGGGAGGCCCTTGAAATCCGGCAGTACCCGTGGCTCCGGTAGCGCCTGTGGCGCCCGTAGCACCTGCGCCCGTAGCACCTGTGGCTCCAGTGGCTCCCGTGGCGCCCGTGGCACCTGTAACGCCTGTAGCGCCCGTGGCGCCTGCGCCAGTGGCTCCGGTGGCGCCAGTGGCCCCGGTGGCTCCAGTAGCGCCAGAAAAGCCCGGCCGACCGTCTTGGCCGTCTTCGCCATCCTGCGCCATCATAAACAGCGCAGCCCCGGGAACGCCTTGAGTGCCCGCTGATCCTGCTGGACCTTGAGGCCCAGCAGGCCCTATCAACCCATCATCGCCGTCAATGCCGTCATTGCCGGGAGGGCCTTGCAGCCCGGTGGGGCCTGTAACCCCAGTAGGTCCCGTAGCGCCTGTCGGCCCGGTAGCGCCAACAGACCCCGGAGGACCCTGCGGCCCTTCAGTACCGACTTGGACTATCTGCGGATTGTCGCAGGAAGTCACAACGACGGTCGAATTCGGGTTGCTACTCATTGACTACGGCCAGCCGGAGGTTGGGATAGTCGAATGATACATGCCCCCGGTGTAATTTCCACAACCGGGAGCAAATAGGCAGTTACATCACTTTTTGGTGAGGGTGATGATTAAATCCCGGTAGGAATTGATGTACCGCCCCATGGCAAACATCTTCATTTCCTGATTTCGGGTTTCCAGCCAAGGATCCCACGAGCCGCCAATGACGAAATCGAAGTCGCAGGTCAAAGGCGCGTGGGGCGCATTCACGTCACGCCAGTCCTTGTTCAGGTAGTAGACCGCCCATTCAGACATCGGTGGCCACTGGTGAGTCGGATCGCCGTAGGCGCAGGCATTCGACCAGTGCGGCGTGATGACCCGAGCCTGACCGCCCTTCTTCAGGACGCGGCACAGTTCGTTCCAGAACACGACGCGCTCATTGTTGGTCAGGTGCTCGATGAAGTGACTGGAATGTACTTCGTCAACCTCACCATCCGCCCACTGCCACCCCGGCTTACTGGCGTCCATGACGATATCGACGCCCTCAAAGGCGATGGAGTCGACGCCCAGAAAGCCTTCTGCCTTGCGCTTGCCGCACCCGATGTCGAGTTTGATCGGCTTTTTCTCTTCGGTGCTCATATGTTTCCTTACCACATCGTATCAGGTTGACCAAACTTGCCCTCGAAATCGTAGTGCCCCACGAGCACTCCGCAATCGACGGCGCATCGATAGCCATAGTTTCGAGCATCATTCCAGAAATAGAGGTCCTGCGTGCCAATGCCCTGACCTTCCGAGCCGTTCAGCGTCTTGAACCATGGGCGGCGCAGGCGCTCGTCCTTGAACATGCTCGTGCGCCACAGGTTGAAGCCCATGGACGTGCCGCAGCACTCGACCAACTGGCCCGGAACCGGCACCTGCGGACGGAAGTTCAACGCGTCCTTCGGGTCACCCCAAATGTGAGCGCAGCCCTCCGGTCCCTTGCACCAGTACAAGCCGCCGATGCAGGAGTACTCCGGATGCAATTCCATCTGCTTGATCAGGCGGATGACGCCGTCGCCCGGCGGGCAGTTGTCTGCCTCGATGGTCAGGATGTATTCCCACTGGCTCAGGTCAGGGTGGGCCAGAATCTCGCTGATGCAATTGCTATACGCTTCGCCGACTTCCTGCCCGAGGGCAAGCATCCGGTGGACTGCTTGATTGGGCGGGAAAGCCAAACCCCAGTGCGATAAGGCTACTTTGGTAGGGATGGTCGAGGCGGCGGGTAAGATGACTATGACACGCTGCTTTTTCCAAGATCCGCCTTCGTAAACGCGAGTAGCAGACTTGTCCAAGTCATCGTTGTGATAGCCGGGGTCGTGATTGTTCACGATCTGTGGTTTCAAAACACCCTCCTTTAATACAAAGCAAATTGAATATACGGAGCGAAATTCGCATTAATAGATTGGATTGAATTACTCGCAATACTAGAGGGCCAAGCGTTAGATGTCGATGTATACCTAAAGCCCCATTGGTCAAACACGGCCGTGGTCACAGATGTTGTTGGCGAAATGGCCGCGTTGATAGCGCCCGTGCCACGGGTCGCTCCAGCCCAACTGAGATTCCATGTAGCGCCTGCAGCACTGGTGCTGATTGCCATGCCGACATAGTATTCGCCGCTTCCTGCGATGCTGCCAGAGAACGGCATAGACATCAGGTTCAAGCCATTGGGGATGGCGTTCAGGTTGGTCGAACTGGCGGTGTAACTGCCCGCGCCCTGCGAAAGAGTGAACCCGCCATTTTGTGTGGACGAACCGCTGACCGCGAGTACATACGACGATGAACTCATCAGAGTGAGGCGATTGGCATTTGCACTGTCTTTTGAGTACAGCGCATAACTGCCAGTAAATGTGTTGCCCCAAGTTGAAGTGCCAAGGACAGTTGCGATCGATATTATCTGATTCAGGCTGCTGAAACTGACGGCTGCCTGAGGATAGGCTGGAGCAAAGTACAGGCTATTTGCCGCAAAAGACGTCGCCGAGTTAGCAGCAACAGGCTCAAACCGTGGCGTCGTATACCCGCCGCCACCGCCCGAGTTGGCCGACAAAGATAGGCTAACGCCAGCCGTGTTGACGCTTAGGGTGCCCGTCAAGTTGGTCAGGTTGAGGGCCGTTCCTGTTCCCGCCACAGATATCGCGCCAGAAGACCCGTTGACGTTAGACACATACGAAGTCGGTACTGTCGGGACCGTATAAGACCCAAGAATACTGCTGTTAGATGTGTAGAACGTAAATCCATTTCCCGTTCCAAAAGATAAAGTCTGGAACGTGTAAGTACCGTTTGAACCGCTAACAGCGTTAAATGGCGCGCCAATGCTGATCGTGCTTCCATTGGCAGATACGCTAACCATGCCAGTGCCGCTAATCGAAGACGTAGCAGGAACATTTAATCCAGACAGCGAAATATTGATGCCGCTCGTGTTAAGCGTAATGCTTCCGCTGATGTTGGTTCCGCCAAAGCCAGTACTGGTTCCGGCAATATTTCCTGATGCCTGAGTCTGAACGGTTTGAGATGCATATGTAGTCAGGAACGATGGGATTGCCATAGACAATCCGTTCGTTCCTAAGGCCGCCGTAATGACAGAGCCGCTAGTAGAGGTGCTGGTAAAGCCAGTTCCCGCAATCGCGCCAGTAGCCTGCGTTTGCGTAGTCTGTGCGACGTAAGTCGTAATGTATGGGGGAACCGAAAGAATCAATCCATTGGTTCCATGCGCGCCAGCAATCAAAACGCCGCTAGTCGTCGATGTGGTAAATCCAGTTCCCGCTATAGCACCTGAAGCCTGCGTTTGAACCGACTGCGTATAGCCCGTCAGGAACGCTGGCACCGCCATAGACAACCCATTCGTACCCAACGCCGCCGTAATTACAGAGCCGCTAGTAGAAGTGCTGGTAAACCCGGTTCCAGCAATTGCGCCCGAAGCCTGCGTCTGAACCGACTGCGTATAGCCTGTCAGGAACGATGGTACGCCCATAGACAAGCCATTTGTACCCAACGCCGCCGTAATGACAGAGCCGCTAGTAGAGGTGCTGGTAAATCCAGTCCCCGCAATAGCGCCAGTAGCCTGAGTCTGCGTAGTCTGTGCGACGTAAGTCGTAATGTATGGGGGAACCGAAAGAATCAATCCATTGGTTCCATGCGCGCCAGCAATCAAAACACCGCTAGTCGTCGAAGTCGTAAATCCAGTTCCGGCAATAGCCCCTGAAGCCTGCGTCTGCACTGACTGCGTATAGCCCGTAAGGAATGCAGGCACAGCCATAGACAAGCCGTTTGTACCCAACGCTGCCGTGATAACGGAGCCGCTAGTAGACGTGCTTGTAAAGCCTGTTCCTGCAATCGCGCCTGATGCCTGCGTCTGTACTGTTTGGGAGGCGTACGTCGTTAAGAACGCAGGGACCGCCATAGACAGTCCGTTCGTTCCCAACGCAGCCGTAATCACTGATCCGCTAGTTGAAGTGCTGGTAAAGCCAGTACCTGCGACTGTGACAGATCCAGAAGAGCCGTTGACCTGCGCGACATAAGAAGTAGGTGCCGCAGGCGTGCTTCCAGAGATCAAGACAGAGCCGTTACTAACGCCTACGCTGACAAGGCCAGCACCAGCAAATACCAGACTAGATTGATTCAGAGAACCAGAGGTAGACAGGACCGTATTCGAGACGGCGTACGCAAAAGGCGCTGGAACACCAATGCTGATAGTGCTTCCAGTCGTCGAGATGCTGACAAGACCAGTACCGCTAATAGACGACGTAGCAGGCACTGACTGAGTCGTGTACGTGGTGATGTACGGAGGTACAGACAGGATCAGGCCGTTAGTGCCCTGAGCGCCTGCTATGACGCTGCCTGTATTGGTCGTCGTCGTAAAGCCAGTCCCGGCTATAGCGCCCGACGCTTGAGTCTGAACGGTCTGAGAGGCGTAAGTAGTCAAGAATGCAGGGACTGCCATGGACAGACCGTTGGTCCCGAGTGACGCTGAAATAACAGAACCGCTAGTCGATGTGCTGGTAAATCCGGTTCCCGCAATAGCGCCAGTAGCCTGAGTCTGCGTAGTCTGTGCGACGTAAGTCGTTAGGAATGCAGGGACCGCCATGGACAGTCCGTTTGTTCCTAAGGCTGCGGTGATGACGGAGCCGCTAGTAGATGTGCTAGTAAACCCTGTACCCGCAATTGCTCCCGAAGCCTGAGTCTGTACTGATTGCGTGTAAGTTGTCAGGAATGCGGGCACGGCCATGGACAAGCCGTTTGTGCCTAATGCTGCAGTGATTACTGAACCACTGGTCGATGTGCTCGTAAATCCTGTTCCCGCTACAGTAACTGAACCTGACGATCCATTTACCTGCTGGACATATGAAGTTGGAACGGCAGAAATTGAAGCAGTGATTGTTCCGTTGCTCAACCCAAACGAAACATTGTTTGAGTTTGCAAAAGTAATTCCGCCAAAAGCGCCAGAACTTGCTCCGGCAGACACACTAAGAGGAACGGCCGCTACAGTGTTTGCTGATATAGTTACCGACATACCAGCAGCGTTTGTTGACCCAGAAAGCGTGATATTGCTTCCGCCAGCCAAGACAAATTGATTTGATACTGTACCGCTGTTGCCAGTCGTATTGCCGCCAGAAATGCCTGCCGAAAAAGCCGGGGCGCCAATACTTATGGTGCTTCCTGTCGTCGATATGCTGACTATGCCTGTACCGCTAATCGATGAGGTTGCAGGGACTGACTGAGTCGTGTACGTGGTGATGTACGGAGGCACAGACAAGATCAGGCCGTTAGTGCCCTGAGCGCCTGCTATGACGCTGCCTGTATTAGTCGTCGTCGTAAAGCCAGTCCCGGCTATAGCGCCCGACGCTTGAGTCTGAACGGTCTGAGAGGCGTAAGTAGTCAAGAATGCAGGGACTGCCATAGACAGTCCGTTTGTTCCCAACGATGCCGTAATGACTGAACCACTAGTCGAAGTGCTGGTAAACCCGGTCCCTGCAACGCTGATAGACCCAGAAGAGCCATTGACCTGAGCAACGTACGATGTAGGCGCCGCAGGC